ATGGCAGACGGTAAAAAACCCGGTCAAAACACCGGAAAACAAGGCGGTATTTTTCAAGAGCAAGGCCCTCGTGGTGGCTTGAGGGATAACTACGCGGCGGTGCCTGACGGCAAGCCGTTACCTCCCACCAGCAAGCCAGGAAGCACGTGGGTTCCAACCCATACGACTCCTGATAGTAAGCGCTAAACAAAAGGCCGCGGATTTTTATCCGCGGCCTTTTTCTTTAATGGTTGATTTTGGAAGGGGTGGCTTACTCGAGTAGCCCTCTGTTCATTTTACTTTTCTTGTATAAAGAAGCTGCTCACATTCTTGAAGGTTTGCAGGTACGGCCAAATCTAGATTTGTTATCTCCAAAAAAAAGCCCTAGCACTTGGCTAGGGCAGCTTTTTTGCCATCAATATCAGGCGCAAGCTTCTTCCGCTCGATGTGATACAACCTTGGACATTCCCACGCCTAGTGCTTGAAGCACTTTGAGAATGGTTGAGAGCTTTGGATCTCCACCTACAGCGATAGATCTGTAGAGATTGCCCCGGGCTAGGCCGGTGCTCTGAGAAAGGCTGACCATGCCGCCCCTAGCTTCTACAAGGCGGCGAATGGCAACGAGGAAAGCATCCTCTCCACCGATTTCGTCGATTTCTTCAAGCGCGACGGAAAGATATTCGATGGCAAATGCTTCATCGTCTCTTAGCATTTCGAGAACGCTGTCTTCATGAGAACGAGTGCGAGTTGTCATTTTCTTTTCACCTTAAAAGAGTTCCAGAGAGCCTTGGCCTGATCGATGTCGTTTTGCTGTCTATCCTTTGAGCCTCCGCCCAATAGGAAGACCACCTTTTGTTCCTGAATTGCGTAATAGACGCGAAATCCAGGGCCAAAATTCAACTTCATTTCGAAGACCCCATCACCTACCGGCTCGGTGTCGCCAAAGTGCCCGAGGGAAGCTCGGTCCACTCTGGTGGTGATTCTTGCTTTAAATCGCATGTCTCGAACGGTGTCGAGCCAAGCTTGGTAAATATCCACTCCGTTGGCAGACAGTACGTGTTCCACTTCGTACATCACAAATGTACCTTAAAAGAGACACTGCGTTGATTGATATTTTATATCGAGTCCAGTGGTTGGCCCGAATTTTCAGCGTGGTGGCAATGTTGTAACAGTGTATCTGTTATGCATTGGTATTGGGAGGAACCCAAAAATTTCAGCTCCTTTGAGGTAGTCTGGATGAGCGTCTGTGACGTTTTAGCCAGTTGGCACAATCTCTAACATATTGATAAATAAGAAAAATATTTATGTGTTTTTCGAAGACTCCGGTTTCTTACCGAGCAATCTGGCGGTCAATCAAATTTTTTTCAAGTTTCATGATTTCTCCCCAGTCTGTTTGAGAGTTGATCCATCGGGCGTATGTCGATAGCAGCATCTGAATGCTATGACCTAGCTGATTGGCAATAAATGCAGGGTTCATCCCCGCCATGAGACATGCGGTAGCGTAGGTGTGGCGGCAGTTATATTGTCGCCGTGAGCGAATGCCCAATTCGGTCAGCGCAGCCTGGAAGTGTTTGTCGGTCACACTCGATTGTTGAATGAACTCGAAATTCTTGGTTGGAGGGAATACATAGGGCGATTCGGCGCGTTTACGACGGCTCTGCAGGGCGCGTTGTTGCGCCTCCAGCTCTGCCTGCTCGAGGGCGTGCAGCGCGCGGCTATTGAGCATGACCTGTCGCACGTTCCGGGTTTTGGTGCGCTCCTCAATCTTGTAGTCCGCGACGATCCGACACACGTTGACCAGGCGCTTTTCCTTATCGACCTCTTCCCAGCGCAGCGCTGCGATCTCGCTGGGGCGCATGCCGGTGTAGAAGGCGAACTCGAAGTACGCCGCGTAGATCCGCATCGAATGGGTGAGCGTCTTATATAGGTGGCCGATGATTTGGTTAGCCTCCCCAACCGTGAACGGATCGATCGGCTTTTTGGCCTTTACCGGCAGCTCGATGGACTCCACCGGGTTACGGTTGATCAAGCCGTCTCTCACTGCGGTACCGAACACTGTGGTCAGGCGCTGGATCGCCGCGCGCTTCACGCCCGGCGTCGGCCATTCGGTATTGGCCACCACCTTGCGCAGCATCACCGATGTGATGCTGTCGATGGGCAGCATTGCCAGATACGGCATCCAGTACAGATTGAGCGAGCCGAGGTAGTTCTTGCGTGTCCCGGCCACGATCTCGCGACTGTTGAGCCACTCCTGGGCGTACTCCCCGAAACGGGGAGTCGCTGAGTAGTTGGCATAGGTGGAGTTGGGGAACAGTTCGGCATAGCGCTGATCATCCAGCACGCCGTGCTTGATCAGGCTGGTTACGTTAGAGCGTAAGTCGGCGGCAGCCTTAATCCCCTTCGGCGTTTGGGGATAGGGGAGGGTTTCGCAACGGCGTTGCCCGTTCCAGGTGAAGCGAATGCGGATGGACTGTCCAGCAAATTCAACTCCGGTGGGCAATCCCATTGGCTCTCGAGCCATGCTTCGTATCTCCTTAGGCTGTAGTAAATGCGGCTATCGATGGTGTTCCAGACACCTTTGGGGATGACACCTCTGGCGCGTTTTCCCTGCAACGCCCGGCGGGTTGTGCCGACCAACTCGGCCATCTTGTCTTCGGGAATCTTGTCCAAGTGATAGATGGGCAGAGATGACTCAGCAGCATCCTCAATGTGGGCATAGTTTTCACCAAGCAGCCCGGACGGGTATTTCTGAGTAGTCAGAGTTGGATTGGTACAACTTCCGTGACCGCTGCACATGTGGAAGTGTTGGAATGCATGTTCGATCACGGGTTGACTCCTTGAGCATGTTGGCCAACGAGTGCGGCGTGCTTCCACGCTCTGCGATTCCAAGCTGCGAAGCCGGCTCGGTACGCGTAATGCTCACGGGCGAACGAGTCGGATGTCTTCGCACCGGGTGCGGTGATGTAGGTGCCTCGCTGGGCGCAGTACTGCAGGCCCTCGGGGACAGGGAACTCTTTCTCGAACTCGACGCGCTCGTCGACCTGCACTTCGTCGACGGCTTTTTGTGATGGGCTTTCAGAGTTGCTGTCAGGGTGCGTATACCCCACAGCAGGCTGCGCGGGCGGGCGATTTTGAGCGGTTAGCGTTGCATTGGGAGTGGCTGCCTCGCGCAGCTTTTCGTGGGGTATAAGTGCCTCGGTGGTGCTGCTGGAATGAGCAATAATGCCTGCTGCTGCGCAGCAGAGACTGTTTGTTTCTAGTGTGTTGACGCTGGCTTCTTCGCAGAGCAAAGCGGTCGGGGATTGGCTGGTGTGCTGGTCCTTTTGCATGCCGCTTTCCTCCGATGTGTAAGTGCGCGTTGGTGCTTCAGCCGCTGATGGGGCGTTAGCCGGGTTGCGGTGGTTGCTGGTTTGGGGACGGATCTCGCTCATGCGGCGCTCTCCTGTTCGGCCGGTTCCAGCAGGGCAGCCATAGCGAGCGCCTGGTCGCGGAGGGTTCGCGTGTCGCGTTCCAGCTTTTTGCCGGTGCGAAAGGCGCTGAACGTTTCAGACGCGATCCGGAGTTTCTCGGCGATTTCCAGTAGGGTCAGTCGTTCTTCTTCACCCAGTTTTGAAGCAGCGAGGGCGCGCTCGTAATGGGCGTAAAGTTTTTCGCGTTGGTCATTGGCCTGGCAGAGGGCGAGTTCCAAGTTACGGTTCTCTTCCCAGGTTTCCGATCGCTGAATGGCTTTCCCTTCATCCATTCCATCTCGATACCCTACGCAGCTGCCGTCGTCGTAGCCTTCGCTGTAGCCCTCTGAGTGTCCCTGGGCGTGGCCGCTACTGAAGCCGTGCCGGTAGGCGAGCCAATAAACGCCGGCGATCATGATGGCGATTGCTATCAGCGCGTAGATTTGAACTGTGGTCATGTGGTGTGCTCCTAGTGAAGTCTTCGGCTGGTGGTGGCAGCCATTCGGTTTTGGGTGTTACTCGTTGGTGTCGTCCTGTTGCCGCTGCATGTCTTCGTCGGCCTTGTAGGCGCGGATGTCGATCAGGGAAGCGACGTGCCGGATGTGGGCGTACTTCGGTGCCTTGCGGCTGGTGTCCAGCGTGGTGATGGGAAGCTGGATGCGGCCGCTGCTGATCTCGGCCACGAACGATTGCTCGTTGAGATTGCGGAAGTATTGCTCGCGGACTTTTTCCAGCGGGATCAGCACATCGCCGAAGATGCGGTAAAGCAGTTCGACGGTGGCGGACTCTGGTGCCGGGTGCAGGCGTAGCGGGTTTTGGGCTGTGTTACTCATGGCTTTGTTGGGCCTCCTTGCGTTGTTTTCTGGCCGGGTGGTTCCAGGCGTTCAGGCAGTGCCGTTTGGTCAGCTCCCGCAGATGTTCGGGCACTTCGAGGAGCGCGGCGTTGCGCTCCTCTCGTGTCCGCATGGCGATGATCTGGCGGGCGTATTCCCTAGGCCACGTCACGGCTGACTGCCGGGATGGCAGGCAGGTCGATGCCCAACTGTTCGGCCAGCCAGCGGATGCCGGGTTGTTTCACCCTGGTCGACTGGCTGTACTGCATGCCGAGCTGGTCGTGGTACCACTGGCCGTCCTTGGTGCGCAGGTAATCGCGGTCGCGGTTGGGGTAGGCCGGTAGGTTCTTCTCGTTCAGTAGGCCTTTTTCCCGCATGCGAGCGATGAGCTTTGGCCGGGTGAGGCCGAGTTGGGTTGCGGCTTGGGCGAGGGTGCGTTCCATGGCGTCCCCCTCATGCCGCGTGCGCGGCTGGGGTGGCCGCTGCAGCGAGGTGGTTGATGGACTCGGTGACCTTGCCGTAGATCTCGACATCGGTGCCGTACGCGGTGAAGCACCGGGTGTGCGGGGTTGTGTTGCCGATGCTCAGAATGGTGGTGACGCCCGAGCGCGATTGCGTGCGGTGTACCGCGATTTGCAGAGGGTAGTCGAAGCCCATATCGAGGCTCAGCACGCCGCCGGCGCGTACCAGCTCGAACACGCGTTGCTTGTCGGATACCTCGAAGCGGCCATATTCGCGGCTGGCATGTGGGCGATGCACCAGATCGCTGGTGTTGCTCGCGTCGAAAGGGCCATTGGCAATCTCTTCGATGAAGTCGGCCAGCTTGAGGTGTGTTTTCTTGTCATTCTGCAGGGTCAGCGTGTGGCGTTCGCTGCCCAGCTCGACGACGAAGGTACTCTCGGTTGCGCCTCGTTCGACCTTGAGGCGGAACGCCAGGCAGTCACGCTTGGGCGCTGTACGGAGGACGTGGTTGAAGGTCTCGGTCAGGTTGACCTGGGCGTTGAGCAACTGCAGCGTGCGGTTGTCGATTTTGTACTTGATCATGCTGCATGCCCTCCGCCATTCGGATCGAATGGGGTAGGGGCGGGACGTGCGAGCTGTTTCGGTTTGCTGGTGACAAACGAGCAGCCGCTCTCGCGGGCCAGGCGGCGGATTTCGAAGATTCGAAAAGGGTCAGCGGCGGCCGGGTGGACGTGCAGGGTTGCTGTGGTGTGCATGGTTTTGCCTCGCTCTGTGGTGGAAGAGTGAGACCAAAATTAACCTAAAAGGTTAACAAGTCAAGCGACTTTTCACCTTTGAGGTGGTGATGTCTTTTTGATGGCCTGAGTCGGATTCGAAGCCGGATCAGGTAGAATCGAGAAATTTAAACTGAGCATTTAGGACTTAAAGGGATTTATGAATATAAAAGAGTTGTTGACGAAAGACAGTATAATTGTGGCCATACTTCCAGTTTTTGGTTATATAGTTGCTATCGCTTATGAGTATGGTTACGCGGCTTATTTTAGCTACCCTGTTTCATTGATAGTAGTGGATCTCAGAATGACCCTAACCTCTATGGTTTTAGGGATTGCATATGTTTATGTGTTGCTGAGGATTTTTGATTTTATAAATTTGATGTCAGATGCTGATGGTTCCGTTTCAAAATTCTTCAAGGGGTTGTCATCATCATATATGGTGGCGATGGTAATTATTTTTGCGTCTGGGTTTAGTGGCCAGTTTCTTAAATTAGGTTTGGCTTTGTTAGCAATTTATACGGTCATTCAAGGCATTTTTTTCATATTTGATGCCAAAAAAAATGGTGTGGCTGCCGCTCTGGATACAATTGCAAAGGAGGCTGAAGTCAAGGAAATACCTGCACCACGCACCGATTACTTAGCTGGAAGAATACTGAAATGGTCTCACGAGTACGGCGTAATTGCATTGATGATATTAGGTTTGGTTTTCGGTGCGGGCAGGTGGGTTGCGACTAACAAGCAGCAATATTCTTATTTTGAAATGGAGGGAAATAAATACATAGTCGCCGCTATCTATGGTGACAGTGTTGTAGGTGTGAAGATAAAGGGAGGAGTCGCTTTAGAGGAATTTGCAGTAGTTTCTAAAAGTAATGATGTGATGAATAAGCTGGGTGTTCTGTATCTAAATCGACAAGTTGTTGAAAGTCCGGTGTTGCCGGTGCCTTTGCCCTATTAGTAGGGTAGGGATAAGATTTATCAAATTAATGATTATAAATCCGAGATTTTCCATCTCGCTCTTCCGCATATTGTCCACTCTTCAGTCATGCGGATGATTCGCTCCGGCCAATCTGGATTCAATGCAAATAGATACTGTTCACCTCCTTCCTGTCTAAGTTGCTTTAGTGTTGCAGCCTGATCACTAGATCTTTTCGCCGCCACGAAATGGCCAGGTAGAGCCTCGAGTGAAGGATCGACTACGATCTTATCTCCCTCTAGAAACTTTGGCTCCATACTTATCCCTTCCACTCGTAGAATGAATGCTTTAGGCCCAACTGGGCCGGGAGCATCAATCCATTCTTCCGCATCTCTTGGGTCGAAATTTCCATGGAGTTCACACCATGCCCCAGCTGCGATAGCCCCCATTACCGGCAGTTTTCTCCCCGTGTGACTTAGCAAGGTGGCGTTGTTGAACTCCCCCAGTCCATAGGGCATGTCGAGATAACCGTTGTGAAGGTTTAGAGCCTTTTCTATCTCGCGAGCTATTTGATCCCCAATTCCTTTTGTAGGGTTTTTGCCACCGAACGCACTCACCTGTGCTGGGGCTTTGCCTAACCGTTCGGCTACGTCGGTCAGTCGGAGCTTTTGCTCCGCCATCACTCTGCGGAAATTCTGTAAACGAGTGTCTGAAATTTTCATCGGCAGATTCTGGCTGGATTAACCTTTAAGGTGAATGCTAAATTTGGTATTGCAAAAAATAACCCTAAAGGTTAATTTGTGGTGACGGAGGTACAGCCCATGAAGCTGCGTCAATACATACACAAATTGGATTCTGAAGCGCAGACGGCTTACGCCGAACGTTGCCGAATCGCTGTGAGCTACCTGCGCCTTCACGTGAAGTATGCGAGCAAAGATCCTAGCGTCGCTCTGATTAAGGCATTGGCTCGTGAGAGTGAAGGCAATGTTTCGCTCGCCGAGGTTCTGGAGCATTTTGGTGTTATCGATTCAGACCCGCTCGAAAAAGTAGCTTAGTAAGAAAAAAGGCGACCCAAGGGCCGCCCAGTTCCTCCCGACACGCACCACCACAGCGCTGTCGGGTCGCGATAAAGGTAGGCGGGCACACCACATGCAACCACCTCTCTTTATCGCGCTTTTCCAAGGCTCGGAAGCCTTGGTGTTGCTGCCTTTTCCACCACAGATAGGGCAGCTGTTGCGCCAGGGGTGAGCAATGGATTGCTCGCCCCGGCACGGTGCCGGTATCGATCCCTAAGATCTAGCCGGCGTTTGGGCCTTCTCAAGCCACGCGGCAAATGTATCACCACTGCATGCCGCGCGGCACTGGCAACTTACAAGGATTAATGCCATGAGCCGTATCATTCTGAGCTCTCTAGACCGGGCGCAGCGGGAAGTTCTGCCGCTCGATCTCGCGCTTTACCACGCTGCACGGGACTACCCCGGCGGCGCCGCTGCCATCGCCGCCACCACCGGCCGGAATGCGACCACGCTGCAGCACAAGCTTTCCCCAACCCACCCAAGCCACACGGTGAACATTCAAGAGTTTGGCGAAATTCTGGAGTTGACCAAGGATCGCCGCATTCTGGATGCGGTGCATGCGTTGGTCGGTGACACGACTTGGCAGGAGCTGGCCGAGGCGTACACCAATGATATGCCCGAGACGCTGACCACCGGTATCGCGGAATACTTCCGCAAGGTGGCGGATCTGGCCGACACCTGGGCCAGGAGCATTGGTGACGGTGTCGTTACTGACGAGGAACTGGCCGCGATTCGCCTGCAGGTGTTTCGAGGGATTCAGGGGCTATTGGGGCTTTTCAATCGCGCCACGTATGTCAACCAGACAACGCGGGGTGTGGATCGTGGCTGATATCGCTGACTTCGCTAATGACCTAGTACAAGAGCGTATCGATCAAGCGCTCGCTGCTCGCAACGCCACCAAGCCTGCCTTGGTGGCGCATTCGTTTCTGTTCTGCGAAACGTGTGATGACCCGATCCCTGAGGCCCGCCGTTTGGCACAGCCCGGCTGCACTCAATGCGTGGGATGCCTTTCTGTCGACGAACTGAAGGGGGCTCGCCATGCTGGATGAGGTTCTGGGGCAATTCGCCGATTACGGGCTTGAGCCCGCGCAGCCATTGGTATTCGGTAAGCTCACTCGGTGCAAAACAGCACAGGACAAGGGCAAGGAAAAGAACGGCTGGTACATCGCCCATGAGCATCGCACTGAGAAGGGCGAGACGCTGATTTTCGGCGCGTTCGGTGACTGGCGTTCGGGTGAGTCGCAGAAGATCAAGGTCAAGGCCGGGCGGATGTCGCCGGAAGAGCGTGAGGTTATGCGCGCTCGACAGGAGGAGGCCAAGCGCCGCGCTGCAGAGATTGCGGCCAGTGCGGCACGTCGTGCAGCCAAGCGAGCGGCGGGCATGTTCAAACGCATGCCGGAGAAGGGTCGTAGCGACTATCTGGATCGTAAGCAGATCGTCGGTATCGGTGTTCGGTATGCGCCGCGCACCGGTGCGTTCCTGGTGCCGATGTGCAACGTGCGCGACGAGATTGTCGGCCTGCAGGTGGTGTTTCCAACCAAGCAGGAAGACACCGGCCGTGACAAGACGTACTGGCCCTATGGGATGTCGAAGGAGGGCGCTTTTCACCTGATCGGTCCGCATCCGGATCCGGGTGAGCCGGTGTTGGTGTGTGAGGGCTACGCAACGGGCGCAAGCCTGCATATGGCGACGTCGCTGACCGTGGCCATTGCGTTTGACGCAGGCAACTTGCTGGTTGTGTGCAAGGCGATGCGTGAGCGCTTTGCCGGCTGCCCGTTGATCATCTGCCGGGATGATGACTGGAAGACCACCAAGCCGAATGGCGATGCGTGGAACCCTGGTGAAGAGAAGGCCAACAACGCGGCGCTGATCGTCGGTGGCCAGGTGGTTGCGCCGATTTTCTCCGGCGAGCGTGAGGTCAAGTGGACCGACTTCAACGACTTGCATGTTGCTGAAGGTTTGGAGGCTGTGCGCCGTCAGGTGCTGGCGGTGGTCAAACCGCCGGCCGCTGGTGGTTGGAAAGACATGCTGGCTCGAAGCGAAAGCGGCGCGCTGATTGCGCATATGCAGAACGTCGAGTTGATCCTGGCCAACGATGAACGCTGGGCCGGGGTGATCAGTTACAGCGCGTTCAGTTCGAAGATCGTGAAGCTGCGTGCGGCGCCTTATGGCGGCGGCACGGGCGATTGGGCGGACATTGATGATGTGCGGGTGATGAAGTGGCTCGCGCAGCAGTACAACTTGCGGGTCAAGGCGTCGCATGTGATCGAGGCGGTGAGCGTGGTTGCACATGACCATGCGTTTCATCCGGTGCGGCAGTACCTGCGCAAGCTCGAATGGGATCGCGTGCCGCGCCTGGAAAGCTGGCTCACGGACGTCATGGGCGTCAAGGCGACAGACTACTCGTCCAAGGTTGGCAAGCGCTGGATGTTGTCAGCCGTGGCGCGGGTTATGAAGCCGGGCTGCAAGGCTGACTCGGTGATGATCCTGGAGGGCGCGCAGGGCGCTGGTAAGTCGACGGCGATGAGCATTCTCGGCGGTGAGTGGTTCATGGATACGCCGTTTGCCCTGGGCGACAAGGACGGGTTTCAGGCGATCCGGGGCAAGTGGATCGTCGAGCTGGGTGAGCTGGACAGCTTCAACAAGGCCGAGAGCACCAAGGCCAAGCAGTTTTTCTCGGCATCCACTGATACCTACCGTGAGAGTTACGGCCGTCGCACGATGGACGTGCCGCGTCAGTGCGTGTTCGTTGGGACGACGAACCAGGACGAGTACCTGAAGGACGCGACCGGTAACCGGCGTTACTGGCCGGTGGCGTGTACCAAGGTGGATCTGGAATTGTTGCGTTCGATTCGCGAGCAGCTTTGGGCTGAAGCGGTGTTTTGCTATGACGCGGGCGACCTTTGGTGGGTGACGCTGGATGAGGCGTCGATGTTCGGTGAGGAGCAGGACGAGCGCTTTGTGGTGGATGAGTGGGAAGGGCCGATTCTGACTTGGCTGGAAGAGTCGCAGATCGGCGAAACCACCACGGGCAGCGAGGTACTGGCCAGTGCGCTGAAGCTGGACTTTGGGCATTGGGGTAAGCCGGAGCAGATGCGTGTCGGTGCAATCATGCATCGATTAGGGTGGCGGCGTGTGCGGTTGCCTGCGCTGGTGAAAAGTGGGCAGCGGCCGTGGGCTTATAAGAAGCCGGCAGGGTGGGGCGGTGCTTCGGTGTTGCAGCGGGAAGCGTTTGAGGAGCCTTGCTTTGATTAAGGAGATCGATTCGCTACTTCGGTTGTGGGCGCAGGAGCTGCATTCCGAACATTCGAAAGGAGGGCTCGCTGGGGGGAACATGGTTGCGATGATGATGGAGAGCAACGGGCAACTGATCAGGGGGCGGCGGGCCTTCCGTGCGCCGCTGGAAAGTTCGTTGGACATCGAGCTGATCGTGACCAAACACCTCGCGCCGGAGCTGGTGACGGTGGTGCGTGAGCATTACTGCACGCTCGACGTGGATATGCGCCTGCGGTATGCCCACTGCGGTTGTGGCCGCGACACGTACTACCAGCGTTTGCATGAGGCGCATCTGCAGATCTTCGGCGTGATGATGGGGCTGGCTGCGTGACCCCAGGCATTGCTCCTGCTGTTGCTGTCCCACTGGCCCGTCTTGTCTCGCTGCGTTTTGATGCAGTGGGACAGGTGCGGGCCTTGTCGTTGTTGGGCTGTCCCACCGTCCCGCTTGCGACTGCCTCCCGCCCATGTGTGCATAGCGGGCAGCAGCACGCGCTTACGCGCGAACGCGTGTTTTTAAAATTCTTCCTTTACACGAGAAAGAAGAAAGATAAGTAGGACAGTGGGGCGAAGCCCCGAATTTAGGCGCTCTCAGGTGTCCTACTTCGATTCCGAAAAGTGGGACGTATGGGACACCACTGAAGCAACAGAATACCGGGGTGGTGTATTCGCCGACATTCGCTAGGCGTTCACCCTGCGTTGCCCACTTATTCACCGGGTGGCATTAAAACAGGGTTGCTGCCACCGGAATCGACCTGTAAAAAGTAGTCATCTTCGATAGGTGCGACCGCAGAGAGCGGCAGGCACCCACCACCAAACCCGGCCATTGCGCCGGGTTTTTGCGTTTAGGGGTTGGCGATGACAAACGAGCAACAAGCGCTGGCAGAGATGCCGATCTGGTTAGTGATCGTCCTGGCCCTAGTCGGCGGCGTATCGGGGGAGATGTGGCGAGCCGACAAGGATGGGGCGCGAGGCTGGGCATTGTTGCGCCGGCTGGCACTTCGGTCCGGTGCCTGCATTGTCTGCGGGGTGTCGGCGATGATGCTGATGATCGCCGCCGGCATGACGATCTGGACGGCGGGCGCCTTGGGTTGCCTGACGGCAATGGCCGGTGCCGATGTTGCCATCGGGTTGTATGAACGCTGGGCTGCCAAGCGGTTGGGCGTTTCGGAGTCGGCATCGACCGACCGAAGCTAGGTCGGTGGCCGGGTGGGGGCGCCATTTTTCCGGGTCCTCCCTGAGGGCCGCCCCCTATACGGGTTAGCGAACTCGCGGGATCTCTGCAGCTGAGAATTTGGCAGGGATGTCCGTCTTTTCAAAGGGTTAGATATGGGCAGATCAGTTAGCAAGGCCGACTTAAGCGAGATCGTCGGCCGTGATGAACGCACCCTGACCCGATGGCAGAACGACGGCATGCCTGTGACCGAGTTCGGCCTCGGTCGGGGCAACGAAAACCAATACGACACCGAAGCCGTCATTCAGTGGCTGATGCACCAGGCCGCACTCAACGGCAAAAAAGAATCTTCACGCGACCGGCTCGACCGGATCCGTGCCGACCGCGAAGAACTCGCGATGGCCAAGGATCTGGGCGAGGTTGTGATCGCGGCTGATCTGGTCGAGCGTTTCGAAGCCATGATCACCGCTGCCAAAGTGGAGCTGCTCAATTCCTTTCCGGACGCGTTAGCCGCCGAATTGTCGGCGCGCTACGACGTGGAAGTTGATGAGCAGCTCATTCGCGACCCTATTGAAGCCATCCTGAGGAGGCTTTCTGACTATGACAAGGATGATGCCCCGTCAGATGGATATTCTGACGAACCGGACGATTCGGAGGGCCTTGAGGAAGACGGCGACTAAAGCGCTGCGCGGCGCCTGCCGCAAGTGGGCACCGCCGCCCCGAATGAGCATTATCGAGTGGGCGGACAAGTACCGCTGGCTCGCACCGGAAGAAGCGGCACGCCCCGGCAAATATCGCTTTGACGTGACGCCTCACCTGATCTGGCCCGGTGGGCCATTGGAGGCACTGGACGATCCGACTGTTAGTGAGATCGTCGGCCGCAAATCGGCGCAGGTGGCCTGGACGTCTGGCGTTCTGGGAAATGCCCTGGGCAAATGGATCGACATTGACCCGTCCCCGATCCTGGTGTTGTTTCCCAAAGCCGAAGCGGCCAAACAGTACGTCGGCGAAAAGCTCGAACCGATGATCGAAGCCACGCCACGGCTGCGCAAGAAAGTCGACCTGCGCAGCCGCAAGCTTCAACAAAGGCAGGACTTCAAGCGTTTCCCTGGTGGCTTCCTGAAAATGGTTGGCTCCAACAGCCCGGCTAGCGTGAAGTCCACGCCAGTGCCACGGGTGGCCATTGAGGAACCGGACGACTGCAACCTCAACCTGCGTGGGCAGGGCGATAGCATCAAGCTGGCGAAGGAGCGACTCAAAACCTTTCGTCGTTCGAAAATCATCATCGGCGGCACACCGACCATCAAAGGTCTATCGGCCATCGATGCGGAGTTGGAGCTATCAGACAAGCGTGTTGGCTTGGTGCCCTGTCACGAGTGCGGGCAAGAGCACGCGCTGAGCTTCGACAACCTGCACTGCGATGAGGATCCTGAGTACCAGCATGAGGTGTACGGCAAGAAGCGTCCGGAAAAGACTTTCTACTCTTGCCCGCACTGCGGCGGGATCTGGGACGATAACCAGAAAAACGCCAACCTCAAGCATGGGCGCTGGTCAGCTACAGCAGAGTTTCGCGGTATCGCGGGCTACATCCTCAACGAACTCTACGCAACGTTCTGGGGATCTCGCTTTGAGGTGCTGATGGAAAAGAAACTCCAGGCTGAGCACGCTGCAGCGCAGGGCAACATCGGCCCGATGATCGCCTTCGTCAATAGCTCCAAAGGCGAAAGCTACGAATACCAGAGCGATGCTCCGAAGACTGACGAACTGGAGAAGCGCGCCGAACCCTACGCGGAACTCACCGCGCCCCAAGGTGTGCTCTTGGTCACCGTTGGCGTCGACGTGCAAGGCGACCGCTTGGCGCTAGTGATCACTGGATGGGGGCGGGGTGAAGAGTCGTGGCGTCTGTATTGGGGCGAGCTGCACGGCAACCCCATCGATCCGCATGACGCTGTCTGGCAAGAGCTGGACAGGGTCATCTCCAGACCGATTCCCATCGCAAGCGGCGCCCAACTGGCGGTGTCGGCGGTCAGCATCGACAGCTCTGACGGTAATACCAGCGATGCGGTTTATGCGTATGTGCGTGATCGTCAACGCTACAACGTTATGGCGATCAAAGGTGCTTCCGTTGACAGCCGTGACAAGGAGATTTTTACCAAGCCGCCGCAGTCGGTGGACACCTCGCAAGACAACACCAAGGCTGCCAAATACGGGCTGAGGGTCCACATCGTTGGCACGCACAAAGCCAAGACTCTGATCGACGGCCGACTTCGGCTGAAAGGCGCAGGGCCTGGCCGAATGCACTGGTATAGTGAGATCCGCTCGGACTACTACGAGCAGCTCACCAACGAAGTGCTGGCGCCGCACCCACGCAACCCCAGCAAGATGGTTTGGCAGAAAAAGGCCGGACGGCGCAACGAAGCGCTCGACTGCGAGGTGTACGCCTTGCATGCGGCGCGCAGTCTGAAAACCCACCTGCTGCGCGATCACGAATGGGACCAGCTGGAGCAGCAACTGCTACAGCCAACTCTGTTCACCACCGAACAACCGGTCGCACCGGTACCGCGCCGAGCCGTCGCTCGTGGGCGGGGCACCCGCAGTCGCGCGGGCTACTAGGAAAACAAACATGACAGACGCACAACAGCGCCTCGCGGAAGTCCGGGCGGCGATCTCTGACGTCCTGAAGAAAGGCCAGCGCTTGCGTCGTGCGGATCGCGAACTGTATCGCGCCGAGCTGAACAGCCTTCGCCTGCTAGAGCAGCAATACGCGAAGGAGGTCGCGCTGGAACAGGCCCAACAACAGGGACGCGGCCGTAACCGCATCTCCTACATGAAGATCTGACTATGGGATTTTTTCGAAAAGACCCGGCCGAGTTGCTGATGCGTGAGGCGATCAAGCTCGCCAAGTCGGCAAACGAAGCCCGACCTATCGTCGCTCAAGGCGGCGGTGGTGGTGTTGAGACTCGGTGGCGCGGTGCCTCCCGGGTGCTGCGTAGCATGGCCAGCTGGATACCCGGTCTTGGTAGCCCGCGTCGGGATCTCAATCAGAATGAGCGGCGAATGCTGGTGGCTCGCTCGCGGGATGCCATGCGCAATCACCTGATCGCCCGTGCAGCCATCACTCGCCTGCGTACCAATGTCGTTGGCACCGGACTGGTTTGCCGCGCACAGATCGACCATGACGCGCTTGGACTCGACGAACTACAGGCCGATGCAATCAACGCTCAGCTTGATCGTTTGTGGTCGTTGTATGCCGATGACCCTCGGGAATGTGACGCCGAGGCGTCGCTCAATCACTACCAGCTACAGGCATTGGTGTTGATCTCGTCGATGGTTGGCGGTGATGTATTGGTGGCCAGTCCCGACGATGAGCGTCCTGGCTGTGTGTTCAGTACCCGGCTGCAATTGATCGAGTCAGATCGGGTGTGCAATCCGCCTGGGCAACTGGATGGCGTCAACCTGGTGGACGGAGTGGAGTTTGACCGGCTCGGCGCGCCATTGGCCTATCACGTCTGCAGCGGCTACCAGAACGAATACACCTCCGGCCAAGCGCTTAAGTGGGAACGGTTGCCGGCCTTCGGAGAGGCCACTGGCCGGCGCCGTGTGATGCACGTCATGGCGGACAAGGAGCGGCCAGGGCAAAAGCGTGGCGCGCCCTATTTGGCTCCGGTGCTGGAGCCGCTGCAGAAGTTGGAGCGCTACAGCAGTGCCGAACTGATGGCGGCGGTGATCTCGGCGATGTTCACCGTGTTCATCAAGAAGACCAATGACTTTCAGGTTGGCAATCTGCCGCTGACGGCACTGGCCAACGAAGGTGACGGCGTTGGAGGCGACACCACCGGCGATGGTGAGTTGGCCTTGGGCGAGGGCGCCATTGTCGATTTGGGCCAAGGTGAAGAGCCTGTGATAGCCAACCCAGCGCGACCCAACGCGCAATTCGATCCGTTCTTTACCGCCGTCGTCAAGGAAATCGGCGCCGCGCTCGAACAGCCAATGGAAGAGCTTTTGCTGCATTACAGCAGCAGCTATAGCGCTGCCCGCGCCGCCATGTTGCAGGCGTGGCGGTTCTACAGCCTGCGTCGTTGGTGGCTGATCTGTGACTTCTGTCAGCCCAGTCGAGAGTTGCTGATTGATGAAGCGGTGGCGAGGGGGCTGATCAAATTGCCGGGCTACGCCGATCCGGCCAAACGCAAAGCGTACTGCCAAGCGATCTGGATCGGTCCGGCCCGTGGCGCTATCGATGAACTCAAGGAGGCCAACGCCGCCGGCAAGCGCATTGAAATCGGCGTCAGCAATGAAACTCTGGAAACAGCCGCAATGACCGGTGAACCGTGGCAGCAGGTGTACCGACAGCGTGTCCGCGAGGTCGAGCAACGCCGCAAGGATGGCCTGCATGTCCTTCCCAAAGGACGCGAGCAGGAAACTCCACCGCCCAATAACCCCAACGAGGAATAACCATGCCCCGCGCATTTGAGCTGGCTGCATCGCAGCCTTGGCTGATGCTGCCTGGCGCCCTGGACAACCTGCTGACCATTGCAGATCGGATGGGCGATCCGGCAGCGCTGGAAACCCGTACCGGCATGCGGCTGGATAACAGCCGTACCGTCATTGTGCGCAATGGCGTGGCCATCATTCCGGTGGTCGGCCCGGTGTTTCGTTACGCCAATCTCTTCACGGAAATCAGCGGCGCGACGAGCACTCAGGTGTTAGCCACCGACCTGCAAACGGCGCTGGATGATCCCAAGGTCAGCGCAATCATCCTGAACATCGACAGCCCTGGCGGTGTAGCGGCTGGCATCAACGAGCTGGCCGATCAGATCCATTCGGCCCGTGATCGTAAACGCATTGTCGCCTACATCGGCGGCACTGGTGCCAGCGCGGCTTATTGGATTGCTTCAGCGGCCAGCGAGATCGTTATCGACGAAACCGCACTCGCCGGCAGCATCGGTGTAGTCGTCGAGGCTCTCGTCGGCGGTGAAGAAGCCAACGGTCGCAAGCGCTACCAGATCGTCAGTCGCAACGCGCCCAACAAGCGAGTTGATCTGGCCACCGAAGAAGGTCGGGCCAAAGTCGGCGAGACGGTCGACGCCATGGGCGATGTGTTCGTGGCCAAGGTGGCTCGCAACCTGGGCGTGGATCCGGAGCGCGTTCCCGAGATGGGCGACTTTGGCGGTTTGCGCGTTGGTGTCGCCGCCGTTAACTCCGGCTTGGCCCACCGCCTTGGCTCCCTTGAAACATTGATTACTGAACTGGCCAAACCGGCCGCAACACAACCGAGGAAATACAACATGACCACCGTCAGCAGCACGGCGGAGTTGCGTGAGGCGCTGGCCGCCGGCACGGATCCGCAAACCATCGAGATCGCTCAAGCCAGCCAACCGGATCTGGAGAGTGTTCGTACCCAAAGCCGTGAGGAGGGAGCTACCGCCGAGCGACAGCGCATTACCGGAATCAACGCCATGGCCAGCAAGGGTTTCGAGACCGAGATCGCCGCCGCCATCGATGCCGGCACCTCGGTCGAGGCCACCGCTCTGCAGCTGTTTAAGGCGGCGCAGGATCGCGGTATTTCACTGAGTGCGATCAAGGCTGACGCCACCGGCGCGTCTACGTCCACTCCGACGGGCGATGCAGCTCAGGGTGAACGTAAAGCAGTTGTGAACGCCATTGTTGAAGGCGCCTCGCGCCGCTGATTGGAGATCTTCATGAGTAATCCTGACCGCCAAACCTACGCCCCCGACCAACTGTCGGCGGGCGCCTTTCCGGTGATCATCGACACCGCCGTGATTGCCTCCGGACAGAAACTCAACCGTGGCGCCGTCCTTGGCCAGGTGAAAACCAGCGGTGAGTTTGTCCTGGCCAAAGCAGCGGCAACTGATGGCTCCGAGGCGCCAGTGGCAATCCTCGATCAGGCCACCGATTCGACCAAAGGCGCGCAGATCGCGCCTATCCGCCTGACCGGCGAAGTGCTGGCCAGCCAACTCACTCTCGGCGAGGGCTTCACCCTGGCGCAGGCGAAAGCCGCGCTACGAACCCTGAGCCTATTCGTTCGTTAATTCGGAGTTCTAAATGGATATTTTTGATACCCGCACCATGCTCGAAGCGGTTGAGCAGATGCCGACTGCGCGCCGTTTTTTGTTGAACACGTTTTTCAACGGTGGCAGCCCAGTGACGTTCCCAACCAAAACGGTCGACATCGACATTATCAAGGGCAAGCGAAAAATGGCGCCCTTTGTTCACCCGCGTCTGCCTGGCAGTGTGTCGTTGCGTGAGGGCTACACCACCAGCAACTACACCCCGCCTTACATCCAACCCAAGCGCGAAACCACTGCCGAGTTGGTACTCAAGCGCTCGGCCGGCGACAACCCGTTTTCTTCGCGTACTCCATTGGAGCGGGCAGGGCAGTTGCTCGGCAAGGATCTACGTGATTTGGATGATGAGATCGTACGCCGTGAGGAGTGGATGTGTGCTCAAGCTCTCACCACCGGCAAGGTACGGGTGATCGGCGAAGGCGTGGACGACACCATCGACTTCCTGATGTCCAGTGATCATAAGATCAGCCTGGGCAGCGGACAATGGAACAGCTCTGACGGTGACCCTATTGCCAATCTGCGTGGCTGGAAACGCAAAATCGCCAAGGACTCTGGACGTACAGCCAACACCGTCGCCATGAGCGGTGAGGCACTGGATGCCTTCCAGTCGAACGCGACGGTGATGAAACAGCTCAATACTCGCCGTGTGGATATGGGGCTGATCAAACCCGAGGAGCTGCCCGACGGTGTGACGTACCTCGGCTATCTGAATGATCCGGGCGTCGACCTTTATGGCTATGACGAGTGGTACCTGGATGACGACGAAGAAGAACAGCCAATGATTCCGGCCGGCGGTCTGATTCTCGGTTCCACCTCGACGCGCAACGCCATGTTGTATGGCGCGATCCAGGATCTGGAAGCCGTGGAAAGCGGCTTGGTCGAAGCGGCGCGCTTCCCAAAAAGTTGGGTGACCCAAGAGCCAAGCGCTCGCTGGCTGAAGCTCCAGAGTGCAGCATTGGCTGGCCTGCTCGAACCGGATGCCTTCATCTACGCCAAGGTGGTGTGACATGGCCAAGAAAGCCGAATTTCTGGTGATCGATGGTTGCGTGCAGGATGGTCGCGTCGTTGTCGTAAAGGGCGAGCCATACAGTCCGCCGAATAAAGAAATCGAGGAAGCGTTACTCGCTGAGGGGCGTATTGCCCCGCTCAAGGATCCGCGAGCACAAGAACTGCTGCGCCAACAGTCGGACGTTGCCAATGAGGACGAAGACAGCGGAGGTGAGTGATGGGCTTTCGCGAATTGAGCGACGACATGGATGCCCTTGTTCTGGATGGCTTGGGCGATATGGCAACGGTCGGCGGTCGAGCGATCGCCGGTTTCTTTTCTGCGCCTTGGTTGCAGCCGCGCATGGGGCGAATCAACACCGCATTGCGCGAGCCGCAATTTGAGATTCGCGTCGTCGATGCTGCAGGTGTAGAGCCGGGACAGCTGGTGGTTGTTGATCTTGCGAGGCAAGACGGGGGAGGCCAGTACGACCTGGTCAAACTGGAGCCAGATGGCACGGGCTGGGTGGCATTGCTATTGAGGCCCAAAGCATGAGCGTTGGCAGTCACTTCAAGCCCTCGGCCGGCGGCGGGATGATCTCGCTGCAGACCTCGGCGGCAGATCTGAAGGCCTTTCAGGACTTTGCCGCCGTGCTGCCAAAATCAGCGGCCAACGCCCAGCGCCGAGCCATCAACAAAACCCTGCGCTGGCTTGCCACACAAATTGCCCGCGCCGTCGGCCGACAGGAACGCATTGCGGTTGCTGCGGTGCGGCAGCGGCTGCGGGCCTATCCGGTCAGTGGGGGTGCCAACAGCGGCAAATTGTGGTTCGGCCTCAACGCCATGGAGGCCAGCCGCATCGGTCGGCCTCGGCAGAGTCGCTCCGGTGTCTCGGTGGCAGGCCGGCGCTTTCAGGGCGCGTTCTTCAAAAAGGTCTACGGCAACAGCGCAGACGTCTGGATTCGTACCGGCAGCAAGTACTTCAAGGCGAGCGATTATCCCGACAGCGATGTCAGCGGTGCGGTCGGCGCGAGTTCGGGCTGGATCGCCGAGCACGACAACCGCTTCCCGCTGGCCAAGGCCAAGGTGTCGTTGGAGCAGGCCCGCCCGCACTTCGAGAGCTGGGTGCGTAAGGCTGACGAACACCTGGTGCATGTCCTGCAGCAGGAACTCAATTTCGAAGTGCAGAAGCACTTGAAGGGGAAATGATGTGACGGATCAAGTCGACGAGCCGTTCAGTCTTGAGCAGTTGTATCAAGCCATTGAACGGCGCATTCAGGACCACTTCCCGGGCCTGCAGACGGTGTCCATGTGGCCGGATGATTTGGATCGCTTACCGCTGCCGGCAGTGCTGATCGAACTGGCCGAGATGGAGCCGGGTCTCGATCCGGGAACTGGTGAAACCGGCTTGACCTGCAAATTCGAGGCTCGGGTGATCACCGATCCGATTCAGCCGGATCATCATCAACAGGCGGTGTTCCTGGCGGGCCATCTTGCCGCGTTGCTGCGCATGCAGTGCTGGGGCGTTGAGGTCGAACCGGCCGAGTTCGTGCAGGCCATGCAGGACTGGACCAAACCCGAACTGGACGGCTACACCGTCTGGGTCGTGGAATGGACGCAGCAGATCTACCTCGGCGATGCCGAATGGCCTTGGCCGGATCAGCCGCCGGGCACCTTGGTGTTGAATATTGAGCCAGGCGACGGCCCGTTCCGTCCGGAGGGCGTGCAATGAGTTCCGGTTACGTCGCGGCCCAGCACGACCGCATGCTCGCTGGCCTGGTCAAGGATTGCTACGTGGTGGCGGTGGATCTGGCCGCATCACCCCCAGTGTGCCGAGTCTCGGACGGGGAGTGGGTCAGCGGCTGGGTTCGCTGGCACAGCGTTGCAGCTGGCAAGGCGCGGCACTGGCGGGCACCGAGCATCGACGAGCAGGGTACTTTGATCAGTGCCAGCGGCGACGTGGCGCAAGGCACGTTCATTCCTGGTCTTTACGGCAATGGTGGCCCGCCACCGGACAACCGCGACCACGTCGAGGTCTGGCGTTTCGATGATGGCGGCTCACTGGTCTACGACTGGCAAGCCAACAGTTACACCATCACCCTGCCGAGCGGTACGGTCACCATCAAGGTCGGATCGACCCAGGCCGAAGTCACCGACAACGCTGTCAGCGTGAAGTCCGGAACGATCAATCTGGAGGGCGCCGTGAACATCAAGGGGCCGGTCAACATCGACGGATCGTTGCACGCGACACAGAGCATCACCAGCGATGCCGACATTCTGGCCGCTGGCGTAAGTGACAACCATCACAAGCATTAACTCATCACTCATTCAGCCCGCCGCGTGCGGGCTTTTTCATGCCTGGAGAAACCATGGCCAAACATCAAGATGATTCGACTGCGCCTGAGTCTGTCCCGATCAGCGCGGTGCAGATGACCTCGACCGTGACCTTTCGCGACACCCTCTACACCTCGCGCACGGTCATCCTGCCTGACGGCCGCACCCTGGCCGTAGCGAAAGCCCAGGTGTCGGTTGATGCCACCGACGATGTAGCGCTGAAGTGCCTTAAAGCCCACGCCGAGTTCGAGCAACTCAAGGAGTAAACCCGATGATCGGAATGGATCGCCACACCGGGCAACCCATCTCCGGCATCGAGCATTTACGTCAGTCGGTGGCGGACATTCTCGGCACGCCGCTGCTGAGCCGCCGCGAGCGTCCGGAGTACGGCAGCAAGCTGCGGCGCATGGTCGATCTGCCCATCAACGAAGGCTGGAAAAGCGCCGCTCAAGCGGAAGCGGCCCGGGCGCTGCGCCAGTGGGAGCCGCGACTTAAGCTTGAGCGCGTCGTCGCCATCTCGGTGCTGGGCGGGAAAATCAATTTCAGGATCACCGGCGAATACCTTGGTGAGCGCGGCACGTTGGAGGTGTGGGTATGAGTACGCTGGTGGATCTGACGGAGCTGCCCGCACCTGACGTGCTGGAGCCGCTGGACTTTGAAGAGGTATACGGCGAAGCGCTTGGCGTGTTTCGCGGTTACATGGGCGGCAACTGGACGGCGGCGCTGGAGAGCGATCCGGTGACCAAACTGCTGGAGGTCGGCAGTTACATCAAACTCGGCAACCGGGCGCGGGTCAACGACGCGGCCAAGGCACAGCTGCTGGCCTATGCCGTCGGCGCCGATCTGGAGCAACTGGCCGCGAACGTCAATCTCAAACGCCTGGTGATTCAGGCGGCGGATCCGCTGGCGGTGCCGCCGGTCGAGGCAGCACTGGAATCCTACGATGCTCTGCGTGAACGGGTGCAGATGGCCTATGAGGGTTTGACCACGGCGGGGCCACGCAACAGCTACATCCTGCATGCCCGTAACGCCTCGGCGATGGTTGCTGACGCAACAGCCGAAAGCCCGGCGCCGGCCTGCGTCGACGTGACGGTGCTGGGCTTGGAAGGGGACGGCGCGGTCGGGCCGGAGATGCTGGCCCTGGTCGCCGATGCTGTGAATGATGACGATGTGCGCCCGGTCGGTGATCGGGTGACAGTGCGCGGTGCGGAGATACTGCGGTACCGCGTTGATGCCGTGCTGCACATGAAGGGCTCCGGTCCGGAAAACGACGCCGCGCTTGCCGAGGCGATCAAGCGGCTTGAGGCCTGGATCAATCCTCGCCGCCGTTTGGGCGTCGAAGTAGCGCGCTCCGGTGTCGATGCGCAGTTGCACGTTGCCGGTGTGGCCCGCGTGGAGCTGAAGGACTGGCTGGATCTTAAACCGACCAAGGCGCAGGCGGCGTACTGCACCGGCTATTCCGTCGTGTTAGGAGGTTGATATGCGCAGTCTTTTGCCGCTCAACAGCACTCCCCTGGAACGAGGTATCGAGGCGACGTTCGCCGAGACCACGTTGATTCCGTTGCGCACGCTGTACAACCCCGACACCTGTCCGGTTCATCTGCTGCCGCATCTGGCGTGGGCCTGGTCAGTTGACCGCTGGGATCCGGCTTGGCCGGAAGCGGTCAAACGCGCCGCCATCAAGGCCTCGTTCTACATCCACAAACACAAGGGCACCATCGGTGCATTGCGCCGGGTAGTCGAACCGCTGGGCTATCTGATCGAGATCTCGGAATGGTGGCAGACCATCCCGGAAGGCGTGCCGGGGACCTTCGCGTTGAAGGTCGGCGTGCTGGACACCGGCATCACCGAGGAGATGTACCTCGAACTCGAACGCCTGATCGACGATGCCAAACCCGTCAGCCGAAAACTGACCGGCCTCGACATCACGCTTGAAACCCGCTTGGACGCCTATGTCGGCTTCGCTGTTTATGACGGTGATGAGATCGACGTTTACCCGTGGAGCAATCCGGACATGGACGTAATGGTTCAGGGGAACCATGGCGTCAGCGAATACACCCTCGACGAATTGGACGTATATCCCCATGGTTGATAAAAATTCTATTTTTGGCGGCATGCTCACCACGCAAGGTGCCGCCAAGAAAACCAACTGCGACGCACTGGGCATCCCTTGGGAGCCGCGCTACATGCTGATCGGTGATGCAAATGGCACCGACCCCGTTCCCAGCGCCTCGCAAACCAAACTGGTAAATCAGGTTTACCGGGCGCAGCTCAATCAGTTGCGTGTGTCTCCCACCGATTCCAATGTCCTGATTGCTGAGCTGGTGTTGCCACCGGATGTAGGCGGTTGGTGGATTCGTGAGCTTGCGCTGGAAGACAAGGACGGCGTTTTCTGCGCGGTGGCGAATGCGGCACCGAGCTACAAGCCGTTACTCGCCCAAGGCTCTGGCCGCAACCAGGTGGTGCGGATGCACATCATCACCAGCGGCACCTCGAACATTCAGTTGAAGATCGATCCGTCTGTTGTCTTGGCGACTCGCGGCTATGTGGACGACTTGATCAACGGACTGCTACCTGCGAATAAGGTGGCCGGGACGTACACCAAGGTCACCGTGAATGATCGAGGCGTATTTGTGTCCGGGTCGAATCCGACAACCTTGGCCGGGTTTGGAATTAAGGACACCTACACCAAGACAGAAATCGAGTCGATGATTGCGCAGGCCTCGGCATTGCCGGTGGGGGCTACGGTAGCTTTTCCGTTGGACAAGGTCGCGCCGGGCTTTCTTGAACTGGACGGCAGCGTCAAGAGTATTGCGGTCTATCCGGATCTGGCGGCATTCCTCGGTACGGCCTTCAACAAGGGCGATGAGGGCGCCGGAAATTTCCGCTTGCCCGAGTCACGCGGCGAATTCTTGCGAGGCTGGGATCACGGACGCGGTACGGATGCTGGGCGGGCAATTGGCAGTTGGCAAAAAGCAACGTTGACGGCAACGGATGTTGTTACCCCGGCGGGGTTAGGAATTCAAGCCGCCGCCGCTGGATGGAAACATAACGCGGATGGCTCGGGCGCTGCCCATTTACTTGTTGGTGGTGATGTTGTTAGTGCGGCGCAGTATGTCGGCGCCGGGATCTCTGTTGTTGATCCCGCTTCGTCGTCAGCGGCGGTTTACCTGACGGATGACGCTCAGTACACGCGAGGCACCCTCGTTGGAGCACGCCCGCGCAACTTGGCGGTAATGTGGTGCATCAAGGCTTGGAACGCGCCGATTAATCAGGGAAACATCGATATCGTCGCGCTCTCGGCATTGGCGACCCAGGCCACCGAAGTCAAACTCGGTACGGCTAAGATCGCAACGCAGGCGCTGACAGATGCCGGGGTCGATGACGGCACCATCGTTACTCCGAAAAAGCTACGTTTTGGCTTCCAGATCGGTTTGGGCACCAACGGCTATATCGCGTTTCCGAGCTGGCTTGGCGGACTGGTTCTTCAGTGGGGATCAACCGTGCTGATCAACAGCGGTTCGTCGGTTTCTGTGCCGATGCCCCTCGAATTCCCCAATGCGATTCTGAATGCCTTTGTCTCGGTAAACGGCTCGGGAAACTTTACGGCAGCTTTGTGCGGTGCTGTGAGCGCGACCAGTAAAACGGCCATTACTGTTTATCACTTTTCCGGTGGCGGCGGTGCGGCCAACTACCGCTGGCTCGCAGTCGGGAGATAAGAAATGGCGTCAGGAAAAATGTACTACTCGAAAACCACGGGCTGCTGCTATCTGCTGGGTATGCATGATGGGCAGATCCCCGAAGACGCGGTACCTATCAGCAAGGAGCGCTATCAGGCTGTCATCGCAGAGCCTGTGCCGGGGATGGTACGCGACCATGATGCTGAGGGACTGCCAATTCTGGTCGTTCCGCAAACTTCGCCCGACGAGCTTATGCGGGATGAACGTGCGTGGCGTGATGCGGAAATCGAGCGGGTGAAATGGCTGCGTGAGCGTCATCGAGACGAGCAGGACGTCGGCGAGCCAACCACGCTGACCGCTGACCAGTTCAGCGAACTTTTGGCTTATGTGAAGAGCCTGCGTGATTGGCCGCAGTCCCCCGATTTTCCTTCGGCCGAGTATCGACCCGTGGCACCTGAGTGGATGGCCAACCAATCCCAATAAACGCCCCGCACTGACGGGGCGTTTTCATTTGCATTACGCGCAACTCGAACACACCTCACAGCCCCGCGAAAGTGGGGCTTTTTCGTTTCTGGAGAACGAGCCTTATGAGTTTCTTCCACGGCGTCACGACCACCTCGGTCGATACCGGCGCACGCACTATCTCGTTGCCGTCCTCGTCGATCATCGGCTTGTGCGACACCTTCACTCCCGGTCTGGTCGGTGGCGGTACCGCCAAGGCCGGCGAACTCAAGCTGATCACCACCGAGCGTGAAGCCATTGCCGCGTTCGGCGCCGAGTCGGCGATCACCAAGGCCTGCCAGGCGATCTACACCAAAGCCAAAGCGGTGATCGTCGCCATCGGTGTGCCAAAGATGGACGATCCGGCGCTGCAGACCTCGGCCATCATTGGCGGTGTTCTGGCATCCGGTCAGCGTACCGGCCTGCAGGCGCTGCTCGATGGTAAGAGCCTGTTCAACGCCCAGCCGCGATTGCTGATTGCACCCGGCCACTCCGCCACCCAAGCGGTGGCCACGGCCATGGACAGCCTCGCGCAGAAGCTACGGGCTATCGGCATCATCGACGGGCCATGCACCACCGACGAGGCTGCCATGGCCTACGCGAAGAACTTCGGCAGTCGTAACCTTTTCATGGTCGACCCCGGTGTGCAGTTCTGGGACACCGGCGAAAGCAAGACGGTGGACGCGCCTGGTTCGGCCTGGACTGCCGGCCTGTTCGCCTGGACGGATGCCACCTACGGTTTCTGGGCCTCGCCGTCAAACAAGGAGTTTACCGGTATCACCGGTACCACCCGTGCAGTCGAGTACCTGGACGGCGACGAGACCTGCCGAGCCAACCTGCTCAACAACGCCAACATCACCACGATCATTCGTGATGACGGCTATCGCTTGTGGGGCAACCGCACGCTGTCGAGCGATCCGAAATGGGCGTTCGTCACCCGCGTCCGCACGCTGTTCATCATCATGGACGCGGTACAGGTCGGTCATAAATGGGCGGTCGATCGCTCAATTACCAAGACCTACGTCAAGGACGTCACCGACGGCCTGGAGGCGTTCGGGCGCGACCTAACAAACCAAGGCGCGGTGATTAAGTTCGAAGCGTATCCGGATCACGAAATGAACACGGCCAGCCAGATCGAGCAGGGCAAGGTGTACTGGCGGATCCGCTTCACCGACGTGCCGCCGGCTGAAAACCCGAACTTCCTTTTCGAGGTCACCAACGAGTGGATGACCGAAGTGCTTGAACCTGCCTAAGGAGGCACCCTGATGATTCCTGAAGTTCTCTCCAACTGCGCCGGGTTTATTGACGGCGTCAGTTTTGCCGGTGACATGCCGAGCCTCACCTTGCCCAAGGTGGTCCTGAAAACCGACGGCTATCGAGGCGGCGGCATGGCCGGCGAAGTCGAGATCTCGACCGGGGTGGAAAAACTCGAAGCCGGTTTCACCACCAACGGTGTGCGCCGCGAAGCGCTGAAGTTTTTCGGTCTGTCTGATCGCACCGCCTGCAGCGCGGTGTTCCGAGGCGCGTTCAAAGGCCTAAAGGGCAAGGTCACTCCGGTGATCGTCACCATGCGTGGCGGTATCAAGGAAGTCGACATGGGCGACTGGAAGCCCGGCGACAAGGCCGAGACCAAACACACCATGGCACTGACCTACTACAAGCTCGAAGTCGCCGGTCGGGTGGTTTACGAGATCGACATGCTGGGCATGGTCCTGGTCGTCGACGGCGTCGACCAGCTCGCTGACGAACGTTCGGCCCTGGGCCTTTAAGGAAAAACGCAATGACTCAAGCAATTCAAGTAACACCCGAAAAACCGCTGCCGAAGTGGCTGGAACTCACCGAAGACGGTTTCCGCATCGGTCTCAAGTACCCCACCGAACTGAATGGCGTTCAGGTCGACACCGTGTCGATGCGCGCACCGTGTGTGCGGGATGTGCGTGCTGCGCAGGCCGCTTCCAATGGCGATGCAGAGCAGCGTGAGCTGGCACTGTTTGCCTCACTGACCCAGACCCCCGAGGAGGATCTGGTGGCGCTCAAGATGGTCGATTACATGCGCCTGCAGGCTGGCTATTTTCGCTTGGTCACGGACGACTAGGTGTGACGGCACCACATTGAAGACGCTGGCCAAACGCTTGGCGAAGGACACTGGATTCTCCGCCGCCGAGATCTTGGCCATGCCTTTCAACGAAATGGTGTGGTGGCTCTCTGAGTGAGCCACCGCTGCAACCCTCCGGCACATAAGGCACGCACATGGCGAAGAACCTCGCGCTCGGCTTTGTCATTGGCGGCGCCGTCGATCCGACGGTAGGCAAAGCGTTCAAGGACGTCGAAAGCAAGATCAAACATTTGGACACTGTGGGCAGCAAGGCCCGCGTGTTGCAGAACACCATCGGCGACACCATGCGTCTGCGCGATGAATGGCGCAAAGCGCACACCACGGGCGCCGAAGGCGCAGACAAGCTGCTGGCCAAATATGAAAAGAATCTCGCACTGCTCAAGAAACAGGGCGTCGAGGTGGGGCGGCTGAGCAAGGCATACGCCACGATGGGCCGCGTGGCCGCCGGCGCCGAACTGAAAGCGTTGGGCCACCGGCAGATCGAGGAGGGCCGGTCCGGCCTGAAAAGCACCCTCGGTCAAGCCGGTGCGCTGACCGCTGCAGCAGCCATCCCGACCAAGGTCAGTGCGGACTATGGCGCGATCATTCGCGACATTGCGATCAAGGCCAACATTGCCAACTCGCCGGAAGAGGCGCAACTGTCCAAGACCGTGATCGACACGTCACGCGATACAGGCATGGCGCGCAATCAGGTGGCCGAGGTGGTCAACGCCCTGGTCGGCGCCGGTATGGAGTTGGACAAGGCGCTGTCCTATGCACCGACCGCAGCCAAGTTCGCGGTGGGCCAAGGATCGGAAGGCACTGAAACGGCGAAGATGATCAACGCATTGGGGCAGAACGCCAAGATCACTGACCCGAAGGTGATGCAGCAGGCGCTGGAAGCCATTGCCTATCAGGGCCAGGCGGGCAGTTTTGAAGCGGTCGACATGGCCAAGTGGTTTCCTGAGTTGCTGGCTGGCATGGGCAAACAGGGTATCACCGGCATGGATTCGGTGACGCAACTCGGCGCGATGCTGCAGGTGCAGATGAAGACGGCCGGTGGTTCGGACGAAGCGGCGAACAACCTCAAAAACTGGATGGAGAAAATCGGCTCCGGTGAAACGGTCAAGGCCTACCAGAAGGCCGGGATCGACTATAAGGGGTCGATGCAGACCGGTTTGCAGAATGGCAAATCCACACTGGAATCCAGTTTTGCCCTGGCCCAGAAGTACATCGAAGCGACCGATCCGAAGCGAGCTGCCGAGATGGCCAAGGCCACAGCGGCTATCAGTAAAGAGGCCGATCCCGAAAAAGCAAAAGCCATGATGAAGTCTCTGGAGGAGGCTTTGCGTACCGGTGACCTGTTCTCTGATATGCAGGTCAAGGCAGCCTTGACTGCGTACATGCAGAACAAGGATCTGTATGAGCAGCTGAAAAAGGATTCCGCCGGGGCGACCGGAATCCTGGACAAGAACTTGGCCGAGCGCCGGCAAACCTCGGCGCAGAAATGGTCTGAAATGGCCCAGTCGATGGACGATGCCATGCGCAGCATCGGCGATGCGATCCGGCCGGTCACCGATTCCGTAGCCGACGGCCTCAACAACGTCAGTCGCAAACTGTCGGGCTTTGCCGACGAATTTCCACGGGTCACGCTTGGCATCGGCACGGCCGTGGCTGGACTGGTTGCGCTCAAGGGGGCCGTCAGCGCCTTCAAGGTTGGCAAGGGATTGATGAACCTTGGACGGGGCACCCTGATGGGCAACCCAAACATCCCGCAAAAGGTGATCGTCACTAATCTGCCCGGTACTGGTGGCGGGCTGAGTGGGGGTGATCTCGATGCCAGCGGCGAAGGCAAGAAAGGCAAAGGTGGTAAAGGCGGCGGGAGAGGAGGTGGCGGTCGCGGCGCCAAGATCGCGGGCGGCATGAAAGGCCCCGCGATCCTTGCAGTCGCGCAGGCGGGTTATCAGGCTTACGACACTTACGAAAACGCCGAGACGCAGGATGAAAAGGCCGAGGGCTATGGTAAGGCTGCTGGAGGTTTGGCCGGCACATTGGCCGGCGCCGCTGCTGGTGCCGCCATCGGCACGGCAGTGCCCATTATCGGCAACATCGTCGGCGGTCTGATCGGTGGTTACCTCGGTTACATGGGCGGCGATGCCTTGGGCGGATCGCTTGGCAAGTCAATGTTCGGTGCGGACGAGTCGTTGAAGAAAGTACCGGATGCCGGGCCACTGATGATGGCCAACGCCGGACAGAACCTGCCGCCGGTGATGGGCAACATTGCCCGCTCATTTGCGCCTGCCGCCGCGACTCCGCTTGTTCAGGGCACTCCAACGCCCTCGGCAGTGCAGAGCCTGTTGCCAGAGCGCGCTGCCGATGCGGCTGCGATGGGTGATGTGACGCGTTCCCTGAGCGCACCCGCGCCGCCGAGCGTACCGGCGCTGCTGGCTCCTCCGCCGGCAGCGATTAAAACCGAGCCGCCGAAGATCGAGCAGCGCGTCGAGATCTCGGCGCCTCTGCACATCACCGTACAGGGGGATGTGAAGGATCCGGCGCAAATGGCACGCGAGCTGCGGCCTTTTATCGAGCAGCAGATGCAGCAGGCCACGCAGCAGTTGCAGAGCCGCAAGCTGTATGACGAACCGCATGTGTAAGGAGGAACAATGGCCTATATGGAACAGCTGCAGTCGGGGCTGAAAAATCTGGCTGCAGCGGGGGAGACTGGACGCCGCAGCCTGGACGGCATGATGGGACCGGTCAACGGAGCTATCAGCGAGATCAACGGCGCGGCTTCGGAGCTGGAAGGCATTCCAATCGTGGGGCCGGCGGTCGGTGCAAAACTCCAGCGCGTCATGCGCAGCGTCAACGCCGCGCAGGCCAAAGTCGGCCAGGTGGTGGCCACCTACAACAAGGCCACCCGCGCCGTGTCGCAGATTGATGAGCGGATGGGCGAACTCAAGGAACAGGCAGCGCGGGCGTCCACCGCGATCAACAAGATCGCCGGCAAGGTCAGCCCATCCTTGGGGAACATTCTGCCGACCGGATCACTGGCGGGTGACGCGACACCGGTTCCGGAAGCAGTGAAGCCGTTTCCGCACCTACTGATCGTGCAGCCGCTGGATCCCAAGGCGGTCCCGTATTACTTCAACCTGGACACCGCCGCCTTCGACGAACTGCGACGCTCGACGGAGTACCGCTGGGCGTCGCAGGAACGGTTGACCCGCCGTCCGGCGCAGCAAGCGGTGGGCATTGGCGAGGAAAAAATCACCCTCAAGGGCGCGATTTTCCCCGGCTTCAAGGGCGGGATCAAACAGCTGGACACCCTGCGCAGTCTCGGTGCCCAGCTCCTGCCTCTGACCCTGACCACTGGCTATGGCGACGTGCTCGGCACCTGGTGCTTGAAGAACGTCGAAGAAGAACAGAGCGCGCTGCTGCAGGGCGGGATCCCGCGCAAGCAGGCGTTCACCTTGGAGTTTGTGCGCTATGGCGATGACCTGCAGAACGTCTGACGGGGATCTGCTGGACACCCTTTGCTACCACGCCTATGGGCATTTGAGCGGAACGGTCGAGGCGGTGCTGGACGCCAATCAGGGTCTGGCCGACGAGCCGCAACCGTATCGCGCCGGCATCGTGATCGAGCTGCCGGATCTGCCGGCACCCGATGACAGCGAGGTGATGCTGTGGGGCTGATGCCCCTCCGGTATGCCGCGCAATGACTCAATCGGCCCGCCCAGTGCGGGCTTTCTTTTGGATGGAATGATGACCCCAATCTTTCGTGTCGTGGCCGACGGCGCCGACATCACCCAGCGGATCAATGACCGCCTGCTGCAGTTGAAGACGACAGACAAACCCGGCATGGAATCCGACGAGTTCGAATTGCGCATCGACGACCGCGACGGCGCTGTGGTGCTGCCTCCACGCGGGGCCAGCATCGAGATCTTCCTCGGTTATGCAGAAACCAAACTGACCCGCATCGGCCGTTACGTCGTCGATGAGATTGAGCTATCTGGTCCGCCCGATACGCTGGTCATCACCGGTAAGGCCAGCGACATGCGCGGCAGTGGCAAGACCACTCGTAGCGGCAGTTGGGAAAATGCGCCGCTGTCGAGGATCGTTGCCGATGTTGCCGCCCGCAACGGCTGGCAGGCGGTCTGCCCGGTGCAGACCAAGGTGCCGCGCGCTGATCAACTCAACGAATCGGATTTCAATTTCATCACGCGTCTGGCCAAGCAGTACGACTGCACGGCCAAGGTCGCCGACGGCAAGCTGCTAGTCATGCCGCGCCAGGCCGGGCAGAGCGCCTCGGGTAAGAGCTTCGGTGTAGTACCAATCCAACGGCGTGACGTGAGTCGATTCCAGTATCGGCTCGGTGATCGGAACACGCACAAGGCGGTATCGACCAAACACCAGGACAAGAAAACCGGAAAGCTCGCAGTGGTCACTTTAGACAACGACGAATCGCCGGACGGCTTACCGCCAGTGCATACCGACCGCCACATCTACCCGAACAAGTCAGCCGCCGAAGCGGCAGCCCAGGCACGTCTCACTGCGTTCAACCGCTCCACTGCCGGCGTCCGACTGGAAATGCCAGGGCGCACCGATCTGTTTGCCGAACGATCGATCAACGCCCAAGGCTTCAAGGTTGGGCTTGATGGCGAATACCTGGTCGATTCGGTGGAGCATGTGTTTACCCAGTCCGGCTGGAGCACAACAGTCGAGTGTAACGGGGGCAAGAAGGGCAAGGCGAAAGCCAAAGGCAAGAAGAAAAAAGCGGCGAAGGATCTGAAGGTCGTTCAGCTCAACTAGTAGTGTCGCATCCCAACACCTCAAGGAGACATCGATGTCACTGACAGAACAGCAACTGCAACGCATCATGCCCAACGCCCGCCGCCAAGCGGGCGTTTTTGTATCTGCACTCAACGCTGCCATGGCGCACCGACAGATCAACACACCGAAACGCCAAGCCGCGTTCCTGGCTCAAATCGGACACGAGTCCGGTCAGCTGCAGTACGTCCGGGAGTTGGGCGGCGATCAATACCTGAGCAAATACGACACCGGTGCCCTGGCCGCAAAACTGGGCAACACCCCGGCAGCGGACGGCGATGGCCAGCGTTATCGCGGTCGTGGGCTGATACAGGTGACCGGCCACGACAACTACCTGCGCTGCAGCCTGGCACTGTTCGGCGACGAGCGATTGCTGCGTACCCCAGAGCTGCTGGAGTTGCCGCAGTGGGCTGCTGAATCGGCGGCATGGTTCTGGTCGGTGAATGGGTTGAACACGCTCGCGGATCAGAACGAATTCAATGCGATCACCCACAAGATCAACGGTGGTCTCAATGGCCTGCAGGATCGTCTGGAGCTGTGGGGACGGGCGAGGGAGGTTTTATGCGTCTCTGCGACCTGATACCTGCGCCTTATCGGCTGCTTGGCAAGGTGGTGCTGCTGATCGCCTTGGTCGGCATATCCGTCGCCATTACCTGGCAGGTGCAGGGCTGGCGCTACGGTAGTCGCCTCAGCGAGCAGTCCCGGCAGCACACCGAAACCCTCAATCAGTTGGCCCAAGCCACGGCCGCGCAACAGCGTGTCGAGCAGGACAAGCGCCTCGCACTCGAGCAGCGTCTGGCGACCAGCGAACAAACCCATTACCGAGCCTTGAGCGATGCCCAACGTGATCAAGGTCGCCTGCGCGACCGCCTTGCCACTGCTGATCTGCGCCTGTCAGTCCTACTCGACGCCACCACCGGGGCCGGCAACGGATCGTTGTCAGCCACCACCGCCACCGGCGGCGTGGTTCATGACCCCACAAGAGCCGAACTTGACCCAGCGCATGCTCAACGAATTATCGGCGTCACCGATGACGGCGACCGGGGGCTGATTGCCCTCGCGGCCTGTCAGGCATACGCCAAAGCAGTCTCAACACCGAAGTGAAAAAGAGCGGCCGGTCCGGATGCGTCAACATCCAGATCGACCGCCGTCCCTGCAGATGGTCCCTGCAAGTCCAGCCTAGGCTCTTGCTCCGTGCACAAAGCGCGGCGAGCCTAGCACCTGTTTATTCATACAGTAAAGGTCTTGCTTTCAATGTCTACACCCATCATCCCTTGGATGGGCGGCAAACGCCGCCTGGCCGACCGCCTCATTCCGCTTTTTCCGCCACACGAATGCTACGTCGAAGTCTTTGCCGGCGGTGCCGCGCTCTACTTCATGAAGCCCCAGCCATCGCCGGTCGAAGTCCTCAACGACATCAATGGCGACCTGGTCACGCTTTACCGCGTCGTGCAGAACCACCTCGAAGAGTTCGTGCGCCAGTTCAAATGGGCGCTCAGCTCGCGACAAGTGTTCGAATGGCAGAAAATGACCCGCCCCGAAACCCTCACCGACATCCAGCGCGCCGCCCGATTCTTCTACCTGCAGCACCATGCCTTCGCCGGTAAGGTCTCCGGTCAGACGTTCGGCACCGCGACCACTGCACCGGCCATCAACCTGCTGCGGATCGAGGAAAACCTCTCGGCCGCATGGCAGCGCCTGTCCGGCACCTACGTCGAAAACCTCCCTTGGCTTGAATGCGCTGAACGCTACGACCGTGCCCACACCTTCCATTACATGGACCCGCCTTACTGGCAGACCGCCGGCTACGGCGTGGACTTTCCGTTCGAGAACTACGAACGGATGGCAGACTTCATGCGCCGCTGCAAAGGCAAGGTGATGGTCAGCATTAACGATCATCCCGATATCCGCCATGTATTCGAAGGCTTCCACTTTGAGACTCTGGACATCCGCTACACCACGACCAATCAGCGACAGGGTAAGGCCGAAATCAGTGGTGAGCTATTGATAATGAACTGGGAGCCAGTTGTTTTTGGGCAGCTCTTTTAATCACCAAAGCTGAAGGTTGCAATACAAGGTGATCAGCAGGTTTATAAGTCGAATGGTTTCGATGTAAGCGGTGATTAATAGAGTGGCAGTCATTAATTTTTCTCGCAGGCACACGTCGCTTCGTTCGGCGAGGTGGCGTGTGTTAGTTTTGGGAGGATGACAGGGGGGTGAACATACCGCCTGCGCAATAAGTGTGTCAATTAATCGAAGGAATTTATTTTTTATTGCTGTGTCGAGTAATACTGTAATACCACGTGCTGGTGTGAAGCATGGGGGGCTTCTTTGTTAGTCTCTGTGAAGGCGACTCAATACGTAGGTACGTAGGTACTTAGGTACTTAGGTACTTAGGTACTTAGGTGCGTAGGTACGTAGGTGCGCAGGTACGTAATTGGCGAGCTAGCCAAATGACGAAATAGCGAAATAGCGAAATAACGAAATAACGAAATAACGAAATAAAGAGATAAAGAGATAAAGAGATAAAGAAATAAAGAAATAAAGAAGTGGTAAGTTGGCAATGTGGCAATGTGGAAAAGTAGCGAAGTAGGAGAGCAGAGGCGTGGCAAGGTCATTTGGCAGAGCTGTTTAGAAGGGCTGCTTACACCTGTGCTATTAGATTCGCTCCTTGATTGCGGATATTGCCAATCGCTCGATTCACCTTGAACCACTCAAATACGTCTGTGCTTTCACCCTGGTGCAGCACTATCTTTTCGGCGCGTTCTTTGGGGGTTGCTGGATCCAGCCATTCACGCGCCAGCTCAGGCGAAAGCGCTACCGGACGTCGGTCGTGGATATCCACCATCCCACCGGCACTGTCGGCGGTGATGATCACAAAGCCGTCATTCTCGGTGAGTTCTTTTCCCGCGACTGGGTATTGTCCAATTGCAGCGCACAGAATGGGCGCAAGATCCCGATGACGAATCAAATACGGCTGCTTTTTAGGTCCGCCCTCATCCACCCACTCGAACCAGTTATTGATTGCGACGATAGCTCGATGCGGCCATATGGCCCGAAAGAACGGGCCGTGTGCGACCTTTTCTACCCGAGCATTGATAGGGGCCGCACGATCTTTCGCCCAATGCGGCCGCCAACCCCAGCGCACCATGTCCGCATATAGAAATCCTTCCTCCTGGTGAAAGAGCGCAAGCTGTGTGGTGGGTGCGGCGTTGTAGCGTTCGAGCGGCAGATCCCCGACATGGTTAGCGATTGCATTGGGCATGCTCAAGGCTGCAACAAAGTCGTGAATGCCGCTGTACTGCGAGAGTCGTCCGCACATTGCCTGCCCGCCTATCTGATAATTCCTACAAAAATTGACCGCAAAGCTTTCAGAAAGTTAACTGTATATTCGTACAGTATTGGAAGTCGTGCGTCATGAGTTACTCAATTCTAGGCCTCATCAGTGAGGGCGGTTCGAAGGTACCGCTGTGTCTTTTCCGCGTCCCGGCCGGGTTCCCCTCGCCGGCAGCGGATCACATCGAAGCGCAGATCTCGTTGGATGAGGTGCTGAACATTCGTGCGCCACATGTCTACTTGGTGTCGCTCACCGGTGAAAGCATGCAGGGCGCCGGGATATATGAGGGAGACCTTGCCATTGTCGACCGATCAATTGAGCCCGCCCACGGCCACATCGTCATCGCGCTCCTGAACAATGAACCCGTCTGCAAGCGCCTGTGCCTTCGCGGTCGAGAAGTCATCCTGATGTCGGAAAACCCAAAGTTTCCGCCACGGTACGTCCTTGAAGGTGACGAACTGGCGATCTGGGGTGTGATAACCAGCAGCGTGCGCAGCCATGTCTAGGGCGCTGCCGATATTCGGCCTGATCGATTGCAACAGCTTCTACGCCAGTTGTGAACGCGTGTTCCGACCAGACCTCGCCAAAGTCCCCATCGTGGTGCTGTCGAACAACGACGGCTGCGTCATCGCCCGAAGCTACGACGCCAAGCCCTACGTGAAAATGGGCGAACCGTACTTCCAGATCAAACACAAACTCAAGCAACACGGCATTGTCCCGTTCTCCTCGAACTACGCGCTGTACGGTGACATGAGCGAACGTGTCATGACCTTGATCGAGTCGATGGTACCGGCCGTCGAGGTCTACAGCATCGACGAAGCCTTCGTCGACCTCACCGGCATCAACGACGTGGACGGCCTCGGCCGCAAGATTCGCAGCCAAGTGCTTCGCTGCACGGGCATCCCGGTCGGCGTTGGTATTGCTCACACCAAAACCCTGGCCAAGCTGGCCAACCACACCGCCAAACGCCTGCAGGCGCAAACCGGTGGCGTCGTGAACATCTGCGACCCGATCAAGCGCGACTGGGTGTTACGCAATACGGACGTGGCTGAGGTCTGGGGAGTAGGGCGGCGTATGAAGCTGCATCTGGATGGAATGGGCATCAAGACTGCGATGGATCTGGCCAAGGCAGATGCCTGGACGCTACGCAAAAACTTCAGCGTGGTAATCGAGAAAACCGCCCGAGAGCTGGCTGGCACTGCATGCCTTGAGTTGGACGAGCCAGATCCGCCCAAGCAGGAGATCTGTTGCTGCCGGATGTTCGGCAAGCGCCTCACAGAGCTGGCACCGATCAAAGAGGCCGTCGCCACTTACGTGATGCGCGCCTCGGAAAAACTGCGGGCCCAGAACTCACTGTGTAAGAAAATCCGCGTCAGCATTCGCACCGGCATGTTCAATCCGAATGAGGTCAAGTACGCAAACGGAGTCCTCGTCGAGCTGCCATATCCCACAGATGATGTGCGTCTGCTGACAAAGGCAGCTGTCGACGCTGTCGAGCGCGTATTCCGGCCTGGATTCAAGTACAGCAAGGCAGAGGTGATGCTCGTCAACCTTTGTCAGCGTAGTGAATTCACCGAGGATCTCTTTGCCACCACGCAATCCGCCGAGGCGACGAACCTGATGACGGTGCTGGATAAGATCAACGAGAGGTGGGGCAGAGGCACCCTTCGCTCTGCGAGTGTACCGATTAGCCCCGATTGGGTAATGAGGCGCGAGATGATGAGTAAGAGCTATACGACAAAGCTTGATCAGTTGTGGACGGTAGCATGCAGCTAAATGGGAAGGGTATTGTTTAGTTTCGGCCCTTCTGCTTTCCTGCTGGACGAGGCATTATTCGCTGGGGACGAGAGGAACAACCCGAACGCGGTAGATAACTTTGGCACTAGAATTTTCAAGGAAGTATATTTTGAACAAAAAAAGCTTACTAAATGCCATCCGGATTGGCCACCGCGTTGCGGAGGACGAAAAAAATGAATTAGCGAATTATTTCGTCAAAACATCTCAATGGAATAAATTAGCAAATGGTGAAATTGACATAATTTACGGAGCGAAAGGCACAGGTAAAAGTGCGCTTTACTCCTTGCTTACAAACAACGCCCAAGATTTTCTAAATCGAAGAATTTTGTTGGTTCCAGCCGAGAATCCATTAGGGGCTTCAGCTTTTCAGGGGCTTATTGATGAGAATGCTGATAGTGAAGTAGACCTGAGTTACATCTGGAAGCTTTATATGCTTCAGTTGATATCCGCAGAGTTGCGAAAGGCTTCGGTTGCTAGTGATGTGGCGAACAAGCTTATTGCAGCATTGGAAGTGGCTGGCTTACTGCCTAAAACATTTACACTAGCTTCTTTGTTTGCAAGAGCAAAAAACTATATCCAGAGTTTTGCTGAGAAAGACCCGACAGAGGTAGAGTATAATCTCGGGCTGGACCCAACTTCAGGTCTGCCGATAGCCACGAGAAAAGCCAGTTATGGACCAACTGATACGAAATCGCGCTTATCTAGTGTCCCAGTAAATGACCTACTCAGTTTTGCTAACGATGGATTGGCTGAAGTTTCACTTCAGGTATGGTTGCTTTTTGATCGACTCGACGTTTCATTCTCATCTTCACCAGAGCTTGAAAAATCAGCATTGCGTGCTCTCTTTAGAGTTTATGCAGATTTAAAACCACTTGACAATATAAAGGCAAAAATTTTTGTTCGAAAGGATATATGGGAGCGGATTACAGAAGGGGGGTTTCGCGAAGCAAGCCATATTATAAAAACTGATACGATTGAGTGGGATCGCGATGGCCTACTGAATCTTGTTGTGAATCGACTTTTAAACAATCAAGTGCTTGTTGATTATTTGAAAGTTGATAGGGGGGAGGTGGTTAGCGATTCAAGCAAGCAGGAGTTGATTATAAAAAGAATACTTCCTGATAAGGTCGATACTGGGAAGAACCCCGATGCCTTTGACTGGATAATTTCGCGAGTACAAGACGGTACCAAGAAAACTGCACCCCGGGAATTAATTCACATGCTTGAATGCTTGATATCAAATCAAGTGAAAAAAATTGAGCAAGGAAAACCTGAGCCAGAAGCGGAAATATTATTTGATCGGGCAGTTTTCAAAGATTCGCTAACAATTGTTTCTACAGTCAGATATACACAAACACTTTGTGCGGAATATCCGGACCTGAAAAAATACACTGAACTACTGAAAGACGAAAAAGCAGAGCAAAAGGTTGAGACGTTGGCTCGGATTTGGGGGGTATCACTAGACGAGGCCCAATTATTGGCTGATAAGTTAGTTGTAGCGGGTTTCTTTGAAGCGCGTAATGAGAAGAACATTCCTACGTACTGGGTGCCATTTTTGTATCGCGATGCTCTTGATTTGGTTCAGGGAAAAGCGGTTTAG